GAATAAAGTTAATCTTATATTACAAAATAAACAAGGAGAAAAATAATGCAACATATATTACAAGACGCAATGCGTAAAGTACTAGATGCAAGAGAAGCTAACGCAGTACCTGTACCTTTTAAAATAGGTGACAAATTAGTATTCAAAGCTCAAACGTTATACGGTAAACAAAAAGCTACACGTATAATTAGAGATATAAAAACATTCGACGGCTTAGAAAGACCTGTTGTAAAATACGATGGTTGGTCTGACTTTGTTGTTCGTATAAATGAGATTGTAGAGGTTATACCAAATGACTAATACACAACTAATCCAAGCTACAGGTGGTCTATCAAAGCCATCTAAAATGCCTTGCTTTAGTTTTAACTTGCCTGCTACCACGTGCAAACGTGGTGCAGTGCTTGCTAAAGTAGAAGGCTCAGTATGTAGTAAATGCTATGCAATGAATGGTAACTACAGATTTCCAAACGTACAAAATGCTCTATGGCGACGATATGACTTACTCATGGCTGACATGGATAACTTATTAATATCATGGACTAACAACATGACCAAACTAATACGTCGTAACGAAGGTTCAGGTTACTTTCGTTGGCACGACAGTGGGGACTTACAATCTACTCTACATCTATCTGCTATCGACCAAATAGCTCAAGCATTACCTGACATACAATTTTGGTTACCAACTCGTGAATTAGATATTGTAGACGAATACCTAGAAACTTTTCCAATACCACCTAATCTATGTATCAGACTTTCTGTTGATGCTATCGGCAACGACAAAGAACCACATCCACTATTCAAATCTTTGCCTACATCATCTGTAGGTTCAAACAATGGTTGGCAATGTAATGCAAAACAACACCAAAACAAATGCGGTGCTTGTCGTGCATGTTGGCAAAACAAAATCAAAAACGTAGATTATAGTCTACATTAACCAAGAAGGGTAACACACAAAAGATGAGGTATACTTATACGTAAACTGTTACACACTATTAATTTAATACTTATGATTATAATAAGTATATTAATTATAACGTAACAGATACACGTCCTAGACATGACGTTAAACTGTCTAATAGTTGTTAACTTTATATTAGGTGCGTAGCGCCGCACACCACTTTCATAACTCTTGAGCAACTCAAATCGACCTTCCGCTTACGCTCTCAGGAATCTCTTTGAGTTACTCGCCAACCTACATACTATCATACCCAGCAATCCTAAAAATTATTATTGACAAAGAATTAATGTTTAATTATTATCCACAACATTCTATGAAAAAAATTAATCAAGATTCTTTAAACGAAGATATGGTTTTACTTGGTAAAGGACGCTACCGCTCAAAAGTAGAATCAGCAATAAGCCGTAAAGCAGAATTAGAAAGCAAACATGGTCA